ATTGATGAGCGTGTCGGACAGATGATCCGAAAATATTCTGCTCTATAAGAAACTTACACACTTTACTTGACAACCCCAGCTGCGGAACGTGATCGACAGTGGATAGCAGGCTGATTCTTCAAGCAAAACTGGAACTTGCACGGCGCGAGTTCTTTTTTTATTGCTGTCTGCGTGCCCCCGATTTCTATAAGCCCGAGCGTTCCTATCTTCGTGAGCTCTGTGATGCGCTGCAGGTGTTCTATGAGGGCGAAGATGAGGTACTTGTCATCAACGAGCCGCCGCGTCACGGCAAGAGCCGCACGGCGGGGCTGTTCGTTGAGTGGATCCTCGGCAGGAACCCGAAAGAGAAGATCATGACAGGCTCGTATAACGAAACGCTCTCGACGGTATTCTCGAAGAACGTCCGTAATAGCATACAAGAGATCAAGGCAGACGCAGCACGTATCGTCTACAGCGACATCTTCCCCGGTGTCACGATCAAGGCGGGCGATGCGGCGATGAATCTGTGGAGTCTTGCAGGAGGGTATAATAGCTATCTTGCCACATCGCCCACGGGCACGGCGACGGGCTTCGGCTGCTCCCTGCTGCTGATCGATGACATCATCAAAAATGCCGAAGAAGCGTACAACGAGAATGTCAAGGAAAATCACTGGGCATGGTTCGCAAACACGATGCTCTCACGCCTAGAGGAAGGCGGCAAGATAATCGTCATCATGACGCGCTGGGCGACGGATGATCTCGCGGGCAGAGTGCTCGATGAATTCAAGAACCGACGCATCCGGCACATCTCGATGAAGGCCTTGCAGGATGACGGCACGATGCTTTGCGACGAAGTCCTCTCGCGCAAGTCGTACGAGGACAAAGTCCGCGCGATGGGCGCCGACATCGCAAGCGCCAACTATCAGCAAGAGCCGATTGACATCAAGGGCAGGCTCTATAGTACGCTCAAGACACACGATGACGTGCCGCGTGACACCGGCGGGCATCCGCTCTTTACCTCGGTCAAGGCGTATGTCGACACGGCGGACACGGGCGAGGACTTTCTCTGTGCCATCGTCTATGGCGTGTACGCCAAGGAGGCGTATGTGCTCGACGTGCTCTATACGAAAGCTCCGATGGAGGAGACGGAGCCTTTAGCGGCGCAGATGCTCCACAAAAATGGCGTCAATATTGCCGACATCGAATCCAACTCCGGCGGGCGCGGATTCGCGCGTTCAGTGGAGCGGCATCTGCGGGAGACGTACGGGAGTAATAAGACCGTCATCCGACCATTCCATCAGTCGCGGAACAAGGCAGCTCGTATCCTGTCAAATGCGACATGGTGTATGGAGCACATCTATTTCCCCGCGAACTGGCATGACCGTTGGCCGGAGTTTTACGAAGCGCTCATGAAGTACCAGCGAGAGGGAAAGAACAAGCACGACGATGCGCCCGATACGCTGACAGGTATTGCGGAGAAGATCGGCCGCGGGGATACGTACAGTTTCCAGTAAAGGAGGTGATTTTATGTTTAGTCTACCAAGCATACGAGACTTTTTCCGCGGGTTGATCCGTTGGACGCGCAGCAGCGGCATCACGGAGACCGAATTTCTTGAGCTTGAGATTCGCGCATGGCTCGCATCGAAAAAACGCGAGAACATGCTGACAGGCAGACGCTACTATGACGGCATGCAGGACATCTGCGATAAGCAGCGCACGGCCATCGGCGAGGGCGGCAGAGAGCGTACCGTGACGAATTTACCGAACAGTCGGTTATGTGACAACCGCTTTGCGGAGTTGGTCGACCAGAAGGTCAATTATCTGCTCTCCAAGCCGATCGAGGTCAAGACGGAGGACGAGGCGTTCAAAGCAGCACTTCAACTCGTGTTCGATACGACATTTCACCGCCGTTTGCGCAACACGGGATTGGACAGCGTGTCTGCGGGCATCGGGTATCTCCATCCATACGTGTCGGACGGCATCTTGAAGTTCAAGCGATTCAATCCCGAGGAGATTCTTCCGTTTTGGCGGGATGAAGACCATGAGGAGCTCGATTCATTCCTGCGCATCTATCCGACGTACGCCTATGAGGGCGAGCAGCCTAAAATAATATGGCGCGCCGAGCACTACACGACGGACGGAGTGCGGCGTTACATTTGGACAGACGCGCAGCAGCTTATCGCAGACACGCAGGAGCCGGAGAGCTACATCACATATGACGGGCAGCCCATGAACTGGGAGCGCGTCCCTCTGGTCGCGTTTAAGTACAATGCGAAAGAGATTCCTCTCATCTGCCGTGTCAAGTGCTTGCAGGATGCGCTCAATACGCTCGTCAGCAACTTCGCCGACAACATGCAGGAGGATGTACGGCATACGATTCTTGTCATCGAGAACTACGACGGTGAGAATCTTGCGGACTTTCGGCGAAACCTCATCGCTTATGGTGCGGTGAAGGTACGCACGGACAGCGACAGCGGGCGCGGCGGCGTGAAGACGCTGACCGTCGAAGTCAACGCCGCCAATTACGAGGCAATCGTCAAGATGCTGCGGCGCGCCATCATCGAGAACGGGCGCGGCTTTGATGCCAAAGACGAGCGCATGAGCAATCAGCCGAATCAGATGAACATCCGCTCGATCTACAGCGACATCGATCTTGATGCTGACGGCATGGAACTCGAGTATCAAGCAGCGCTTGAGCAGCTGATGTGGTTTGTGCGCGTGTATCTCGGCATGCGCGGGCAGGATAGCGGAGACGTCGAATTTATCTTTAATCGCGACACGCCTGTTAATGAATCCGAGGTCATTAACGACTGCCGCGCGTCGGTGGGTATCATCAGCAAGGAGACCATCGTCGCCAATCATCCGTGGACGAAGGACACTGCGGAGGAGATGAAACGACTGAAACAGGAGGAGCAGGAAGCGGGCATAGACGACTATGCAAGTCCGGGTGGTGATGGCCATGACGAAGAATGAACAGTACTGGAATGACCGATTCGAGCGGCTGAAACGCCGTGAGATGGCGAAGGCTGACACGCTCACCGCAGGCACTGCCAGAATGTATCAAGAGGTGCTGGAAAAACTCCGCAAGGACGTCATTGATTGGTATGTGAGATACGCTGACGAAAACGGACTATACCTTGCCGATGCACAAAAGCCGCTCGACGCGCGCGAGATGAAAGCCTTCAAGCTGAAACTCGAGCATTATGTCACGCTGGCGAAGAAAAAAGGGCTGCCGGAGCGGTATCAGGGGATGCTTGAGCAAGCTTCAATACGTGCAAGGCTTGACCGCAGTCAGCAGATTTACATTCAGACGGCGCATCACATTGAGATGCTGGCAAACCGGCAAAATCTTGACCTAACCGAGCTGCTTGCGAATGTTTACGGGGACAGCTACTATAGAACCGCGTATGAGACACAGCAGATGAAAGGCTTTTCGCCCTTTCGGCAGATTGGGCAGGAACAGATCGACACGGCGATTTCAAAGCCGTGGGCTTCCGATGGTAAGGATTTCTCGAGCCGTATATGGGAAAACAAGGATCAGCTGATTCAAAACCTTCATGTCGACCTCACACACGCACTCATGACGGGCGGCGGTACAACAGCAATCGCCGAGGGAATCGCCAAACGTATGAACACATCGTTCTTTAATGCGCGGCGCCTTATTGAGACCGAAACCGCGTATGTGCAGGAAAAGGCAGCGTTTGACTGCTATAAGGAGCTCGACGTCGAACAGTATCAGATTCTCGCAGTGCTCGACCGAAAGACAAGTCGCATCTGTCGAAAGCTTGACGGCAAGGTGTTTGCGGTCAAGGACGCAAAGCCCGGCGTAACCATGCCGCCGTTTCATTGTCACTGCCGCACGACGACGGTGCCATACCTTGAAGAACTTGAGGGAATTGAAACAACACGCGTCGCACGGGATCCCGATATGGGAAAAACGGTATTCGTGGAGGGTGACATGACATATGAGAAGTGGTATAATAAATATGTCAAGAAGCCTTCCTCGGAAACGGGCGGCGGAAGCGGCACGGTAAAGGCAGAGGAACGGGTTGTTCAAAACGAGCACTTAAAGAGTATTGTTGACAACCTAAAAGCTGATAATGTTGAATACTTAAAACCGATTACGTATAGCGGTCCTATTGATGAGACATCTGTGATTAAGGCGTTGGCCGGCGACGACAAAACGGCCGGTTCATGCGTGTCTTTAGGGCTGGCGTATGTTGGACGGCTCAGTGGGTTTGACGTATTAGACTTTCGAGGCGGACGCAGTCAAGAGATTTTCTCGCAGAAGGGGACGCTAAAGAAGGTTATAAAATTCCCTGGCATCAACGCAATCGTTGAAACGGCAAGGTCAGAGATCACCGTAGGCAATAAACTCTTGAAGCAAGTGGAGGATGGGAAGCAGTATTATTTCGTTGCAGGACAACACGCTGCCATTGTGCGAAAAGCGGATAGCGGTGCTCTCCAATATCTTGAATTGCAATCAGACAAACTGCAAGGCTGGCATACCTTCAACGGGAATCCGAGGTATACGCTATCGAAACGCTTTGGGTGCCGGAACGGCAGGGGACGAGATGAGATGGGCTTTATGATTGACATTGAGGAAATGAAGCGCTCTGAGGAAATAAAAACGTTGCTGGGGTACATCAACACGGCGGCAGAAAATGAAATGAAAGGGGAGGGTGGAAGTGTCAAGTAAAAAGTTTTACAAGAACAATCCGACCGATAGAATCTATTGGGTTGAAACAGACACGGTGGGGCAGTGGCTCTTTACGTTCGACCAAAAGACCATTTTCAACATGTTTCAAGACTATCCTGGTAAATTGACCCCTGAGCAAAAGGAAATTTTCGACAGCGAAAATCCCTATTGGAAGGAGTTTTTCGCCAGTCGTGCAGGTTGATAACGATGTCTTGATCTAGGCTAAACAAAATAGTAAATAAGCACTTACGAATCATCGTGAGTGCTTTTCTTATGCCCTCCGTGCTTGACGGCAGGGCATTTATCATTAAAGGAGGTCATACAATGACAAAGGAGGAGCTCAAAGCTCTCGGGCTGACCGATGAGCAGATGGCGAAGATTGCCGAGGACTACGAGAAAAACTACGTAGACAAGGGCAAGCTCGCCGAGAGGGACGAGGAGCTCAAGACCGCAAAGGAGGAAAGCAAAACGGTCAAGAGCGAGCTGGAGAAGCTCAAGAAGGATCACAAGGACAATGCTGAGCTCGTGAAGCAGCTTGAGGAAATGAAGGCTGCGGGCGAGGCACGCGAGAAGGAGCATGCCGAGAAACTTGAACAGATGCAGTTTGACGCACTGCTCGAGAAGACGCTCGTCGGCAGCAAGGCGAAAAACACCGCCGCTGTGAAAGCCCTGCTCGATACGTCCACGCTCAAGCGTGACGGCGAGACGATTAAGGGGCTCGACGACCAGCTCAAGAAAATCAAGGAATCGGACGCATATCTTTTCGAGGAGGCGAATCCGACGCCGCAGATCGACGGCTTGAAGCCAGGGAGCAGCGCAGGGGCGCAGGGTGAGAATTTGACGATTGCGCAGCAGTTTAAGCAGGCGCTAGAGATGTAAGGAGGCAAAAACAACATGGCAATCAATACGCTTGAAATGGCAAAAATCTTCCAGAAGGAGCGGGGTTGTCAAGTAAAGTGTGTAAGTTTCTTATAGAGCAGAATATTTTCGGATCATCTGTCCGACACGCTCATCAATA